TGATCTCTTCATCAGAGTATCCGGCATCGCGCGCTGTCTGGATCTTGGCGGAAAAGTTAGCCATTATTTAAAGATCTCGTTAAGAGATGGACGATTATCAGACGGTGTTGGCATACCGCCAGCATATTTAGCAAGACGGCGTTTAGCCTCGCCCCAAGACGCAAGACGCACTTCAGCGGGAATAGACGGATCGTCTAGATTACCTAACGTGGATTTAAAGAACTCGCGGTCTTCGTTCGATATGCCAGCGCCAAGTTTACCGTTCATCTTATCCAAAATAAGATTATTGATGATAGGTTTGATCTGGCCTATTTTTTTAGCGCCTTCTGTAGCACGGCCAAAGAACCCGCTAATGCCTGCGCCAAGGGATTCCATGCCACCACTTGTAGACTTTTTAATAAGTTTAGAAACGCGGTCTTCGCCTGTCTTAGGGTCAAAGCCAATAGCTTCTAATGCCTCGCGGCCAAAACGACGGTTTGTATATTCTGGCGTCCCTGGCAATGGCTCTGGCACATTAGCAGGAGCGCCAGGAGGCGCGGTCATATCAACGCGGGGCGTAAGCTTACCTTCTGGCGGCGCTTGGACGCGGGGCGCAGGTATGCCGCTAGTAAGTGGCACTGATTCCACAGTTCCCGTGTATGGATTAGTGCGAATAGCTGTGCCAGTTCCTTCAGGCCCAGGCATAAACCCATATTTTTCTTGAACCGCTCCCGCCGAGCCAGGAACAACTGTTGCGCCTTTTTCTGGCCGGAACTTAGGAATAGCAATTGTTTCTTTAAGCCCTGTTGCTGGGTTAATTCTTTCTTTGAGATCAAACTCATCGCGGCGTTTGATCTGATCCTGAATTGTGGACATTTGCGTTGTAAAGTTTGTCAACGCTTCTTCGTTGTAATTAGAATCTAAAATTGACTGTAGTTGTGGGGGTAATTTTTTATAAAAAGAGTCATAGCCTTTGCCGCCAGCCATGACGATTTTAGCCGCTGTGTTCTCAGCGGACTTAAATAATTCAGCATCTTTTTCTAATTGTGTCTTCTCTCTTGTAGCTTGCGCGGACTCGCCAAGACGTTCTTCTTTAACTCCTTCAAGCCTAAGTTTTTCTTGCTCAAAAGGAAGTTTAGCTTGAGCTATCCCAAGCACTCCTCGATGATATTCAGCGGTCGCACGTTGAGCAGCTTCTTGCGCTTGCAGTGTTGCGGCTTGACGTTGCGCTTGTTGAACTTGCAATGCTTCGGCCAGATTGCCGCCGCGCGCCAAAACATTAGCTGCTTCAGGCGAACTAATATCCAAATTACGCAAAGTATTAAGAAAAGAATTTTGCTGCATTTGTTCTTGTTGAAGCTTCTGCATTTGAAGCTGCGCTAATTCTTGCTGTTGAGCGCGAGCGCCCATCATCTGGTATTGCGCCAGCATGTTCGCAAAGTCCGGCGCTGTATTCGACAGAGCGTTACGAGCGGCTATGGTGTAATCAACCGGCATTTAAATCACCTATTAAAATAAGGGACGTTTTGCCCGCCAAATTGATATGATCCAGAAGGCCCTTGAGGCGAGAACCGATCCATCATGTTATACGCAAGCATAGCATTAGCTGGGCCTTGCAGAGCCTGACCGAGCGCTGATGCGCCGCCGACATAGCCAGAAGCTCTAGCTTGGCCGACATTCTCCATCGCCTGTCCGTAGGGATTAGCTGACGTGAGCGCCGCCATCGTCGGAATAGCGCCTGTGTAGGCACCTGCGACCGTTCCGCCAGCATTAGTTGCCATTGTGCCGAGGTTAGAGCCAAGATTAAACTGATTACCTGCTAAAGCGTTACCCATGCTGCCTGCAAGCTGCGAAGCTGTGCCAGCCGCACCTGCGCCAACACCGGCTAAATTTTGAAGACCTTGTGTCGCCGCTGCACGGTTAGCCATGAAGCGGTTATAGGCGTTAGTATATTCCTGACTGCCAGCCTCTTGACCGTAGCGCGTAGCGGCTTTGAGCGCGCCGCCCGAACCAGCTAGACCGCCAGCTCTCGCGGCGTTAGTCATAGCTTGCTGACCTTGCTGGAACCTGAACGCATAGCCAGGATCCATCTGAAGCTGTTCATAGGTCGGCTGTTGCGTATACGCGCCGCCTTGACCAAAAAGCTGCGCGAGCTGATTTGTAGCTCCAGCGCCTGCGCCCATGTATGGTTCTTGAAAGCCTACACCCTGACCGTAAAATTCTCTTGCTGTCTCAGCGCCTGTGCGGCCTTGAGCTAGAAGATCCTCACGGCCTTTGCCGTAAAACTCACGCCCAGCCGCCGCACCTTGTTCGGCCATTTGCCGAGCTTGTTCCTGCGCCTGTTGCTGTGCGATGAGGCCAAGCATGCCCGATTGCTGCGCGGCGGCGCTTTGCGCTCCGGCTGCACGCTGCGACCCCATGTAGCTTAAGCCGCCAGAGGCTAAAGCAGAGCCGCCTAAAAGGGCTAGTGTGAACGGATCCATAATGCCTCACTATAATACTAGGTCTTGATGATGTATAGCACGCCATAGTTCTTTGGCTTTGTTTCCGTGCCGCCGGTCGTAGATGTGGCTACACTAATATTAGCGTAACCCGTAGTAGTAGTACCGCCATTAGTCGATACATAATTCCATAGCTCACCACCAGGGCCGTCAGCAGTTCTGGTTGAGGCTCGAACATCATAATTATGCGTATGACCAGCATCAGTCGCCGTATGGTTATGGTTTAGATACGTGTCGGCAGCATAAGTGCCAACTGACGGGCCTACTGCGCCACTAGACGAACCAGTAGCATTAGTGCCAGTGCCACGTAAAAACATACCGCGAAGATCTGGCAGTCTGAAATTACCCGCGCCTTCGCCGCCTGTATTCCAAGTTGCGCCTATCGCAGCATAAAGCGCCGCATATGTAGTTTGCGATACCGCTTGGCCTTGACAGGCCAACCAACCAGAAGGCGCTGATGTGCCAGCAAAAGGAGCAATGATACCCGCAGGCGAACCTAAATCGACGTAGGCTTTTGTAGCCGCTTGAAGCGATGTTGTAGGATTTGAAGGCAATACAACAGGAACTGTAGACGTTGCGTCTGTTGAATTGATCGTTAGACGTGCAGCCGCGTTAGTCTTAACCGTAAAGTTACGGTCATCATTAACGGAGAAAATAGAATCCGTAGAATCCGCCGACATGACCGTGCGGGCTGTGCCGCCGGATGTCGAAATCTGGATAGCGCCGCCTGCTACGTCAATAGCATTAGCTGGCGTTGCTGTGCCAATACCCACCTGACCTGTCGTATCAACAACGAACGGCGATGCGTCAGGATCGGCTGAGTCCTGAACTCTGATAGCCGCGCCTGCGCCTGTCTGCGTAACAAGAAGCGCAGGGCCGGAGGTGTTGGCCGAAATGGTGACGTTACTGGAAAAGACCGGCGACAGAGCCGTTGATGGCGCGGCAATATTATCAACCGTCCAGATCTCAGTGCCGTCAGCGTCAGTCAGCTTGAATTTATAGTTGGCTGACGACAGCCAGATATTAGCCTCGCCGCGCGAGTCCAACACAATCGGGTTGCTGTTCGCCGTCGCTGCGGTCGAGTCCGTATAGGTCGCCTGCGGCGTGGTCGTGCCAGCTTCATAAGTATAAAGAAACCCGCCCGCCAGCGGTATGCCAGCGGCGTCAATAAATTGAGCTTTAGCGGTGGGCGTAACGACAGCCATTATTCACCTATATTACAAGTTACGGTCATAATAACCGAAGGAATAGCAGGACAAAAAGCGGTAGCGGCTTCTGCCGCTATTTGAACATCCGTGTTGTCAGTCGCCCACATCAGCTCAAAATAGTCATTCGTGTCCATTCTTAGCACGAAATTCCACGCAGCAACATAGGCTTCGCCAGAGCCTTTCATAGTAATCTTAGTGGCCGAATCAGCGACATCAGTGCCATTTATCCGCGCCCATATGTAAATTTGTTTTGCGTTAGCACTACTGCTAACAAGCTGAAGCGAAAACTGAAAGTTATACGCCCCAGGTCTATTTACATAAATGCGCGACGTAGGTGTGCCCAGATAGACGCCTTCTGACAAGTCTGTGTTGTTAAATGTAATCGGGTAACCAGTGTTAATAGCCGCCGCCGTCTGGTCAGTCGTGTCAAAAAAAGTGCCGTAGCGCAGCGATCCGCTACCAAGAAGAATAAACAGATTATAAAAAAACCGATACCAAGGGCGGTTAACATACTCAGTTACGGGGTCGTTCATCTGAACGCGTGCCGCTGGGATCTGAGTATCGTTATAGAATTGACTAGGCATTGGTCGGGCTTACGTGCAGTTCAGCGCCCATGATAGCAATCTGAACAGGATCAGTGCCGGAGATCTCATACACCCTATCGCGGAGTTTCATCGTCATGCCGAGCCGCCGCCAGATCGTGCGATAGCCGGTCTGACCAATTTTGCCCATAGATTTCCAGTGCTCATTAGACCATGTATGACCACCATCATCCGACCAACGCAACATAACCTGTGGGTCAGCGCCGATAGTTATGGTGTATTGAGCATAATCGCGGATCTTTAGAGCAGACCCAGCGCGGTCAAGAATGTAATCGCCAGCGCGATCATAAATGTAAATAATAGCATTGACATCCTCTTGGCTGTAGCCTGGAAGACCGACACCTGCTTGACAATCTAACTGAAGACTATGCTGCGTTGAGCGGTTTAAATCATTCTGGCCTGTAGGCAGAGCGCGCCACGACCGCAGCCATTTCTGCGTTGTGCCAGCCTCTGAGTAGACTGTCGGATCGTAAGCAAAGATCTCGCCCGTGCGGTAGTCGCCGATGACGATCTCATTGTTAAAGTTCATCTGACAGTTGCCGCGTGTGCGGGTAAAGTCGTTATTCTCCCAGCCAGCGCGCTCATGCCATGCGCCAGTCGCCACGTCATATACCCATGTCGTGTTAGCGTTGGGGAAGTTCAGAACATAGAAACTATGGCCGTCCTGTTGATAAGTATAGCCCACAGCATCAGATAGCGTCGCGTATTGCTGGATCTGCCATTCGACCGCATGGGTCGAAACACGCTCGCCTGAATAACCTTTCGAGCGGTAGACAATACCATTACCGCGAGCATCCGCGCCGAGCCAGAACAGACCGTTGTCGAGCTTGGCGACCGAATAGGCAGCAAGACAGCCTATTTCGTTAAACGCGCCTTGGATACGCGCCATAGGAAAGTCAGGCAGACCGGCGTTATACCAGACTTCAACAGAGTTCTGACCAAACAACCAAATTTCGCGGTGGTCTACGATCAGCGTAACAAGATTGTCAGGTGAACCTTCAGCGCTAGCAAAGTAAAGCGGGTCAATAGTCGTGCCAGTAGAATCCATAACCCAGAAAATCTGACTGTCTGGCTGGTTAAACACGAACCAACCGTCAAGAAAACCACAACCGACAGCCCCCGCAAAAGGAGATGTAAGCTGAGTTAGGAAAGGGCTGAACGTCAGCGTGACGCCTGTATTGGTAGCCGTAGCCGCTGCCGATAGAACAAATGCCGTAGAGCTTGTAATACTAGCGACTGTTGCGCCGGTCGGGATACCTGTGCCTGACACAGGCTGACCAGGGTAAAGATACGTTGTATCGCCCGTTGTAACAGCCGTGCTCGAGTTCGTCGTATTAAACGCGATCTCTTTATAAGTGCTATTATAGATGTAACCGTTCGCACCTGCGGCGATAAACATCTGCCGCCCGTTGTCGGTCATATTAACGTTGTCAGACCCAGCAATTGTGCCAAGCGCCGTAAAGTTCCAGTCAGAATCAATACGATATAGCGTCGTTGCCGATACCGCATAGCCATACGCAGTTGTCGCTGATTCGCCTGGGGCTGGGTCTATTGTGTCACTTGTAAACGTCCAAAGCCCACGGACCGGCCCCGCGCCTAACGTCTGAAGAAAGCGCAGTCCTGGCGCGCGTTGTAACCATGCCGCCTGCTTACCGCCCTCCGGCACAACTTCAGGAAATAGATTAACCATGCGGTTGTCAGCCGCATTAGGGCTGCGCGTAACATAGCTAGAGCCAAGGATAGGCGTAGCGACCATCAGTAATTGCCCGCGTAAATGTTATAGCGCTGACGTGTGCCGACGATGCTATAAGGCAGCGCCATGATGTCGTCAGGGTTATTAATGCGCTTGAGATTGCGCTTGCTATACATGGCGATGCGCTGCACTTGGTTTGATGGCTCAACGCCGAACTCAGGAGCCAGTTCGCAAGCCAGATTGTAACGAAACGCCCGCAGATAGCCTGGCGGGAAAAGAATCGTTGTCGCCAGCGTCGCAGGCTGCGTGAGCTTATCTACCGAAATAAAGTGCCACTCTAACAAACGCAGCGGCACTGGATAGATAACCATATCAATGTTTGGATAGGTCATATTAGTAAATATGACCTGTGGGTAAGTAGACGTTACGGTCTTGACCGCAATGCCGTCATACTGTTGCTGATTGATAAATTTAATGCCGTAAGACACGTTGGTCTGTGGATCGCGGAAGTAAGTCGCGTCGTCCAGCAACACAGGACGCTCGCCAACAAAGTCGCCGGTCGGCCCTAACGTGCGGTTTCTTTCACCTGACGGCCAGTTGAACACCTGATCCTGCGTTGAGAACACCGAAAGCCGTTCGGTGTCCCAACTGTCGATCATCTGTTGAAGAGCAAATAGTGCGTCATTCGCTGTCTCTGACGAGGGCGTTTCTCCTTCGGCTAACACTCCGAGGAGCCTCAACGCGCCCACTATCTGATCGTAGCAACTGTATGTCGTCATCTGGGTCGAACCTCTCCCAGCCGTTTTCTTCGTCGGCGTCGGCTTCTAAATCCATACAAGCCACTTTAACCCCGTGGTCGGGATGTCTCAAGTAAATAACAGCCATGGGTTACTTTCTAAAGAAATACAGCGGCCCGTAGGCCGCTGGATTTATTAAGTGAGAACTGGAAATTCCCATTTACCCGCAACCGATACGAAGAACTTACCCGCGCCAGTGGCGTTGGTCGTCGTCGCAATCGAACCCGCAGGGGCGGTCGTCGTGGTCGTTCCAGCCGTGATAGCTGACGTTAGGAAATACACGCCAGCCGTCGCGTTAGCGATGACAGGGCCTGTAGTAGCCGTTGACGTGAACGTGCCTGAGACAGTAGCTGTCGTCAGAGTTGCGCCGGTAATCGTAGGAGCCGAGAGAGTGCCTCCGCTGATCGTCGCGCCCGTAATGGTTGTGCCACTTACGAGTTCGG